GTAACTTGGAATGTATCAGGTACAATCGCAGTAACAACAGCGTAAGAAACTAAACAAAGGGGCTAAACATGGCAAAGCTAAAGATCGTTCGTAATGATGGAAGTGTGCTAGAAGGCGAGATTACTCCAGCAGTGGAGTATGCCTTCGAGCAGTACGCTAAAAAGGGTTTCCATAAAGCCTTCAGAGATGAAGAGAAGCAATCGGATGTTTATTGGCTTGCATGGGAAGTCACACGCAGATCAGGTGAAACTGTTAAGCCTTATGGGATGGAGTTCATTGAAACGCTGAAAAGCGTGGAAGTGTTGGACTCTGACCCTTTAGCTTAAAGCGCGATCTTCCATTCACCTACCTAATTGCTAGGCTAAGCATTAGGTTGGGAATCGCGCCACAGCAATTGTTAGATCTTGATAAGACCATGCTCGATGCATTAGTGCAAGGGCTAAAGGATGAAGCGAAAGAGGTGAGCGATGCCAACACAGGTAACAGGCGCGGTAGAGCTTAGAAAAGCCCTCAAAAAGTTCACTCCAGATCTTGCTAAGGAAACACAAAAAGAATTAGGCGCAATCTTAAAGCCGATTACAAATAAGGCTAGAGGATTTATACCTTCAACATCACCTCTCAGCGGCTGGGCTAATCAAGGCACAGGCATGTGGGAACGCATTGAGTGGTCATCGGGAGAAGCAAAGCGTGGCATTGGATACAAAGCAACACCATCCAAGCCTAATCGCTCAGGCTTTCGTTCCCTTGCTCGCATTGTCAATGCATCGCCTTCAGGCTCTATCTATGAGACTGCTGGTCGCTTGAATCCACAAGGCAGACCACAAGCACCAATGTCACCGGTGGTTGCTCCGCGACATCCTAACTTTGGCAAGATGACTCGTTCTGGCAATAAGAATCAGTCTATGAGCAATAATCCTCATGCTGGTCAGCAGTTCATTGAAGCCTTAGATCGAACAGGCACAATCGTTAATGCTTTCAAGCGAGCAGAAGGCGCAGCAGGTCGCGCCACTCGTAAGATGAAGGGTCGCGCAATCTTTCGTGCATGGGCAGAAGATGGCGGAAAGACTAACGCAGCTGTTATTAAAGCAATCGAAGATTCAAAAGTTAAGTTCGAGAACTACACACTGAAGGCGGCTAAGTAATGGCAGCAGATGTAAGAATTGACATAGCCGCCCAGTTCGTAGGCAAGAAGGCATTTAAGGAAGCTGAGACTTCCACAGACAGATTGACCAAGAATGTCAAGGGTCTTGCTAAAGGCTTGCTTGCTGTTTATAGCGCACAGAAGATTCTTTCTTATGCAAAGGCTTCTGTTAAGGCTTTCGCAGAAGATGACAAGGCAGCTAAGGCATTAGGGACTACCTTAAAGAATCTGGGTCTTGCTTATGGATCAAACATTGGCACAGTCAATGGCTTCATCTCTCGCCTTGAAATGCAGACAGGTGTGCTTGATGACGAGTTACGCCCTGCAATGGATCGCTTGCTTCGTGCTACAGGCGATGTCACTAAGTCACAGGAATTGCTTGGGCTTGCGCTAGACATCGCGGCAGGAACAGGCAAGTCAGTCACCCAAGTTTCACAAAGCTTGCAAAAGGCATACTTAGGACAGACTCAGGCACTTGGTCGCTTGGGGGTAGGACTCACAAAGGCAGAACTCTCGACATCAACATTTGAGCAGATCCAAGAACGCCTATCGGTTCTATTCGCAGGTCAGGCAAGCGCAGCAGCCGATACTTATGCAGGTTCACTTGCTAAATTAACTGTTGCAAGTAACAACGCTAAAGAGACTATTGGTGAAGGGCTTGTCGATGCCTTAATGACAATCACTAACTCTAATACGACAGATGAGTTCATTGCCAAGATCGACAAGGCAGCACAGTCAATTGCTAACTTTGTTCGTGAGACAGGCGAGTTCATCAAGATTACTAAGTCAATCTTTGACTTTAAGAACCTCAGTTTCTTCGCACCTTCTGGCGGTCTGTTTGGTGATGGTAAGGGATTCGGTAACATCTCCATGACTGTATCTTCACAGGATACTCAGCGAGCAGATGCCATTGCTCGAAAAAACGCGATGGCGATGACAAAGCTTACAAAAGAACAAGCAGCAGCACAGGCTAAAATTGTTAAAGATAAGAAGCTTGCAGCAGCTATTGATAAGGCTAACCTTGCTCTCAATAAAGGCAACGAAGTCTTTGACATGGACAAGATCCAGATTGCAGCAGCTCTCACTAATCAAGCTGAGCAATTAGGCAGAGCTACATCATCTGCTCAAAAATTGCAGATTGCTAACGATGTTGCTCGCCTTAATGTTAAAAAGTCTATTCTCGATCTTGAAGATGCTATTGCTTCTAAGGATGAGCAAGCCATCATTAAGGCTACAGAAAAACTTAACGCAGACCTTAAAATCCTTTCAACGCTAACAGGACAAAGTGTAAAACTCTCAGACATTAAATCAATCCTAGATAGTCTAAAGCCTAAGGATTTGATTAATCAGGCTAATCTGGATGCCGCTCTAGCCAAAATAGCAGACATGATTAGATTGCTTGCACAGGCTGGTTTAGCAGCCAATGCTCCAGTACCTAGAAGCGGTTCATTAGGTTCTGGAATCCCAGAGGGTGATTACATTGCCCCTGTTTCTATGACAGACGCTCTGGCTGCTTCTACAGAATCACTTTTGGAATTATCTGATGCAGTCCAAGAACGAGCAGATTCTTTTGCTATGTTGCTAGATCTAGATACTGAAGAAAAAACTAAGGCATTGGCTGAAAGTTCTTTAGCCATGACAACAGGAACACAGTTATTTAACATTGAAGATGTGGCAAGAAGATCATTGCTTGCTGGATTATCAGGCGGTGCTGGAGTCTCAGGCGCGGTCAGCGGTTCACGCTATGCTGCACAAGCTGCTGCTCAATACAATCTCACAGTTAATACTGGTGTGGGAGATCCTAACGCTATTGCGGAAGCTATTGATGAGCTATTGCGCCAAGCACGAGACAGAGGAACACTAACAGCACTATGACATGGCTTCCAGAATGGCGAGTTACAGTAGGTGATGATGTTTATACGACTGTCACCTCTGTTTCTTTTGCATCTGGTCGTTTAGACATTGACCGGCAACCTACCGCAGGTTACTGCCGAGTAGAAATTATCAATACAGATAACACACCTTTTACCATTAATGTTACTGAGCCAGTCACCTTAGAGCTAAAGAACAGCAGCGGCACTTATGTCACAGTTTTTGGCGGAGAAGTATCAGACTTTAACATCGGAGTTAGAAGTCCAGAAGAATCTGGCTATGTCACTACCGGCACAATTTTAGGCATTGGCTCACTGGCTAAATTGACTAAAGCTGTTTATAACACAGCCCTTGCAGAAGGTTTAGATGGTACACAAATTGCAGAGATTTTAGGTAATGCTCTATCTTTGTCATGGAGCCAAGTCACCCCAACAGTTACATGGGCAACTTATCCAGCAGATGTCACATGGGCTAACGCGGAATCTTACATTGGCACTATTGATTCAGGCTTCTACACCATGATCGCTATTGCAGCTAGTGCATCGGCTAAGTCTCAAACCCTCGCAGACCAGATTGCTAACAGCGCACTCGGAGCGATTTTTGAGGAAAAAGATGGGAATGTCAGTTATGACGATGCAGACCACAGATCTAACTATCTTGCAACAAATGGCTTTACTAACCTTGATGGCTCGTATGCAACACCATCCTCTATCACAGCAACAACTCAAACTGCTCGCATCCGTAACAGCCTTATCTATCGCTATGCCACAGGATACGGATTGACCTACAGTACCTCTGACAGCGACTCTATAGCCTCTTACGGACTCTTTGAGCGTTCCTTTGACTCCAACATCAAGAACCTTGCAGACATCACTGACATCGCCTCTAGAGAACTTAACCTCAGAAAGAACCCACGCGGGTCATTGGGAGCGATTACCTTCCGCCTAGATAATCCAGATGTTCCTTCTGCCATGTTAGACAGCTTGATTGGCATCTTCTTTGGTCAGCCAGTCCTAATCACAAACCTACCGAGTAACTTGCTTGGTGGTCAGTTTGATGGTTTTGTCGAGAACATAGCCCTAAGAGCAACACCTAGTTTTGTGGAGATTACCCTCTACATTTCAGCAACAGATTTCTCATTATCAACCACACAATGGGAAAATGTATTGCCTGCTTCATTAGCTTGGACAGGCGTGAATGGTACACTTATCTGGACTAACGCGAGCGGAGCATTAACTTAATGGCAACTACGACTACTAACTTCGGTTTTGACATTCCCACATCGAGTGACCTTGTAAAAAATGGCGCAACTGCTATTGCAGAGCTTGGTCAGGACATTGACACTAAGTTCGCAGGTCTTACCATCAATGCCCAGACTGGCACTACATACACAGCAGTTAAAGCAGATGGACTCAATGCTATTGTCACAATGGACAATGCAGCAGCTAACATCTTTAGCATCCCAACTGATGCAACCTATAACTTTCCTATTGGCACAACCTTGCTTGTTTATCAGAAGGGTGCTGGAATAACTACTATCCAAGCTGTCACTTCTGGAACTACTACAGTATCTAGCGCAGGTGCAGTAAGTGCAGCTCCAGTATTGGCTCGCTATAAGTCTGCTGCTGCTATTAAACTAGCGGCTAACTCATGGATCGTAGTTGGTGCAGTTGCATAATGCAAAACACATTAATAGGGATTATCTCTGCTGGAATTAGTGCTCCAGCAACAGTCAGTGTTGATTATTTAGTTATCGCTGGTGGTGGTGGTGGTGGTTATGATGCTGGCGGTGGAGGCGGAGCTGGCGGTTATTTCCTTGCAGGATTCCCAGATGTAGTAAATAAAAACACTAACTACACAGTTACAATTGGTGCTGGCGGTAATGCTGGTACAGTAGTTACTCGCGGATTAAATGGTTCTAACTCTGTTTTTAACACAACAACCATGACTGGCGGTGGTGGTGGAGGTACTCGTAACACTGGTATTTATACTGGATCTAATGGTGGTTCTGGTGGCGGAGCAGCCGGTGATGGTTATGCAGGTGGTACAGCTTCTCCATCTGGTCAAGGTAACAATGGTGGAACAAGCTCTGCTTCATACACAACAGGCGCAGGCGGTGGTGGAGCAGGTGCAGTTGGATCTAATCCAACTGGAGAAAATACACCTTGCCCAGGTGGTAATGGTTTAGCATCAACTATTACTGGAACAAGCATCACTCGCGCAGGCGGTGGTGGTGGCGGTAAAAACGCAGGTGCTGGCGGTACTGGTGGCGGCGGAGCAGGTGCAGGTAGTAGTAGTGCAGCTGTTGCTGGTACTGCAAACACTGGTGGCGGAGGCGGAGGCGGTAGCAACAGTGGAAATGTTTCAGGTGCTAATGGTGGTTCAGGTGTTGTAATTTTAACTTACCTTACATCTTCTGGAACAATCTCTTTTGGTGCTGGCTTAACAGGCACAACATCAACTAATGGATCAAACACTGTTGCAACGATTACTGCTGGCACAGGAAATGTGAGCTGGACATAATGGCACATTACGCATTCTTAGATGAGACAAACATTGTTACAGAAGTTATTGTCGGTATTGACGAAACAGAACTTATTGAAGGACTAGATCCAGAAACTTGGTACGGCAATTTCAGAGGGCAAGTCTGCAAGCGGACATCCTATAATGGAAAAATACGCTACAACTATGCCTCTATAGGCGATACCTATGATCCGATAGATGACGCTTTCATCAATCCAATGCCTGAATGTGGACATGATGAATTATTGTTAAATACTCAAAAACGATGGGAGTGTGCAGCTTGTGAAGCCGCGATTGAGCAAAGCCGCAATGCAACTTCGTAATCAAATAGATGACTCGTTCCCAGATCGTGACCGCACATCGGATGGTTGGATCGGTGATACCCGACACGCTGCTCGCAAGTCTGATCATAATCCAGATGAGCAGGGCTGGGTTCGTGCCATTGATGTGGACAAAGATTTATTCAAGGGCGGAAAGCCAGACATCATGGGAGACCTTGCTGATCAGCTTCGTACCTTGTCCAAGTCAAAAGCAGACACGCGTATTAGTTACATCATTTTCGATGGACGAATCTGCTCCAGCATCCTTAACTGGAAATGGCGCAAGTACACAGGGGCTAACAAACACTCTAAGCACATGCATGTTAGCTTTAAGAAAGAAGCTGACAATGATGGTGCTTTTTATCAAGTATCTATGTTAGGCGGAGAATAATGAATGAACTAAAGACAGCAGCAGGCTCATGGGCTAGAGCGTTCCTAGTAGCAGCAATCTCGATGTATGCAGCAGGGGTCACAGATCCCCATGCACTTATCGCTGCCGGTATTGCTTCAATCCTTCCACCTGTACTGCGTTACCTCTCACCTAATGATCCGTCTATGGGAATCAAGAAGTGACACAATCTGACTTCTTCACCCTTTACCTTGCCACCATTGCAGCACTCGGTGGCTTGTCTGGCTATGTAATTACACACCTGCTGTCTGAGATCAAAAGACTCAACACGCGAGTCGATGAGATCTATAACATCTTGCTTGACAGGTAAACTTTTGCTATGGCAAGAAAAGCAACTAAGGCATTAGAGGAACAAGGTTACTCAAAGCTTGATGCTTATTGCATTGGGCTTTATGAGTATTTTTGTTCATTGAAGCGAGCAGGATTCGCTGAGGACATTGCCATGTTCATGATTACAGAGCCACAGGCTTATCCTCACTGGATTCTTCCAGACCCTATTGCGCCAGAGAAGTTTGGCGATTATGAAGATGAGGATGACGATTAAGCGAATAGTCGTAGTCTCGGATCTTCAGGTTCCGTACCATGACAGGGTTGCAACCCGTAACCTTGCAAGTTTCATCTCTAAGTTTAAGCCAGATCAGGTAGTCACCATTGGTGATGAGATTGACCTACCCCAGATAAGCAAGTGGGAAGAAGGGCGCATGGGCAGTTATGCCCAAACGCTAGATGATGACCGCAATGAGGCAGTGCAGCTTCTCTGGGATCTAGGCGTTACAGATTGCATCCGTAGCAATCACACAGATCGCCTGTATAACATCATCATGGCTAAAGTACCAGCATTCGGTGCATTACCAGAATTACGCTTTGAGAAGTTTATGAAGTTTGATGAGCTAGGCATCACCTTCCATAAGAACCCTATGCCTATTGCACCTAACTGGATTGCAGTACATGGAGATCACACACCCATCAAGCCACAGGGGGGCTTATCAGCCCTAGAAGCGGCTCGTAGGCATGGAAAGAATGTCATCTCAGGACATACTCACAGAGCAGGGCGTTCAGCTTTCTCAGAGGCTTCTGGGGGTCGCATAGGGCGTGTCCTGCATGGTGTCGAGGTAGGCAATCTCATGGACTTCAAGCAAGCGGCATACACTAAGGGCGTGGCTAACTGGCAACAGGCTTTCGCTATCATCTATGTCAATAAGGCTAAGGTTCAGGTGGATCTAATCCACATCGAGAAGGACGGCACATTCATTGTTGCCGGAAAGTCCTACGGCAGACCAAGATAATCGTTATCATTTCGTTATCAGAATGTGCTTGATTAGTCTGCCCTTTATGTCACACTAAGTTTGTAAGCAGTCAAGGGCACTGCTACAGATAGGCAAAAGAATGAGCTTTGAGACACCAATGATAGTGCTGCTTCTAGCAGCTAATGCTTTATGGTATTTAGTAGGTTGGGCTAAGGGCTTTAACGAGGGCAAGCGCGAGGGGCTAATTGTAGCCAAGTCATTTCAGCGAGTGACACAAGATGCGCGCTAATGAGATCCTCTTATCAGCCACAGACACTATCCGCGAGCGTGGTTTATCGTATGGTCACCCTTCAGATAACTTGCAACACACCGCAATGCTGCTCAGTGCATACCTACAAACACCGATCCATGACTATCAAGTCGCAGGGATCATGGTACTTGTCAAGCTTGCAAGGACTAATCAATCAGCCCAGCACATCGACAACTGGGTCGATCTATGCAGCTATGGCGCACTCGCTGGA